AAAACCCACAACCTCCAGAAATACTGGAGCCAGAACTAAAGGTGATTAAATAATGGCACACTACGCTCAAGTAAATTCAGATAACATTGTTGTTCAAGTCTTAGTGATGGACAATGACATGGAGACAAATGACGGTGAACAGGCGTGTATCGATTGGTTGCAAGCTAATGTTCACAAAGATGATTGGGTAAAAACTAGCTACAATAATAACATCCGCAAGCAGTACGCTGGAATTGGTTTTACCTATGACTCTACTAAGGACAAATTTATTTCTCCACAGCCTTTTGCTTCATGGGCATTAGACTCCAATGATGATTGGCAACCACCTGTCGCACACCCAGACGATGACAAAATGTATCTTTGGGATGAAGATGTATATCAGGCCGACAATTCTAAGGGTTGGGTTGAAGTAGAGTAAGCCAAGTGGAAATAGATGCAAAGTTAATAATAACCGTAGGCGGTATGCTAATCTCTATAGTATCTGCAGCCGCTATAGTTAAACAAAAATTAAGCACCGTAATTGAACAGCTTGAAAAAATATCGCGTGATTACGAAGATAGGCTTAGAGATCTAGATAAACGTACAGATAGACAAGAAAATTTAATAGATTTAAACGCACAAAAAACACACGTTCTTTCAGGAATTATGTCTCCTGAACGATTAGAACGAAACAATAGAGAGTTAGAACGTATACTTGTTATGGTTACAAACAATGATGATAGACTGTCTAAGATAGAAAAAATGCATAACGGTAAACACCCACAGGTAGAAAATTAAATGATTAAAAAGTTTTTTATAGTTTTAACAATTATTGTGTTGACTTCTTCTGTTGCATCGTGTAAAACAACAGAGGATAAGTTTCTTGCAGGTGAAATTATACAGGTAGAAGAAGTATGCAAGACACTTGATACACAGCTTAAAATATATAATGCTTATAAAAAAAGCTCTGAATTTGGTCAAACAATATACCATAAATTCATATATCAACAAGATTGTTTTTTATTACAAACACCAGTTTTAGCAAAGAAGTTAAAGCTAGAGTTTACTGGTGACTTTGATGATAAATTTAAAATAGAAATATGGCAAATAGTCTTCTCAGAAAATATCAAAGAAGGTGAAAAACTAGAGTATTTCTATGTGGCACATGCAGTAGAATTATCTACTGGTGAAAAAATTAAAGATTTAAGCGTGTAGTATAAGGTGATTCAGAATGGCAGATGAAGCAATCCAAAACATACCAGATAGCACTAGGGAACTTACAACAGAAGAAGCTTTTAAACCTGTAAGAGATATTATGGGTGAACAAGCAACAGGTGTTGTAGATCTGGGTGAAGGTGAATTTAAACCTGTAGATCAATCAGTTCAATCTGATGAATTACTTTCTACAAGTAACACTACTTTAGATCCTACTTCTCAAAACATTGCAGACAGTCAAACAATAACAGCACAAGATGTTACTGTTCCTACTGCAAAAGCTAATTTAGGACAGATAGAATCTATTGATAGAAATTTAACTAATATGCCCACTGATGTTCAGGGTGAGCAAATAAGTTTTAACACAAACACTGTTATAGATACCTCTCAAGTAGTTGACGAGAGAACAAAACAACAGATGATTGAAAGAGGTTCTCTTGCCGAAGCAAAAACACAAGAACTAGCATTACAAGCTACCACGCAGTTTCAGTTAGAATCTTTATACGCATCGTTAGAAGAAGGTAAACCACTTCCAGGTTGGGCTTCTAAGAATGTTAAGAAGGTACAAGACATTATGAACGCAAGAGGTCTTGGGGCTTCGAGTGTCGCAGCGGCAGCTATGGTTACGGCTATTTCTGAAAGTGCTTTACCTATTGCAGTGCAAGACGCTAATAAGTATGCAACCATACAACTACAAAATCTTAACAATCAACAGCAAACAGCTTTATCAAACGCTGCTACAATAGCTTCTCTCGATAAACAAAATTTAAATAATCGTATGCAAGCTGCACAACAAAACGCTCAAACATTTTTAGCTATCGATACTAAGAACGCTGATTTTCAACAACAAGCTAATCTTATAAGCTACGAAGCTCGTAAGCAAGCATTGTTTACTGATACAGCTGCTGAAAATGCACGATTAAATATAAACGCTAAAACTGAAACTGAAGTAGACAGGTTTTATGATTCACTATCAGTAAGTACAACACAAGCTAATGCTAACAGACAGGCTGCAATGAATCAGTTCAACGAAGATCAGGCAAACTCTATAAATAAATATAACGCTAAACTAGCTGATAGTAGAGATCAATTTAATGCTACAATGACTTCAGCTATTGAACAGTCAAACGCATTATGGAGAAGAACACTTAATACTGCAAATACTGCAGAACAAAACAGTGCTAACAGAGCTAATGCTGCGGCTGTTTTAGGTATATCTACTTCTGCTTTAGATACAGTTTGGCAAGAATATAGAGATGAAGTATCTTTTGCTTTTACAGCAACAGAAAACAGCCTTCAAAGAAATCAACAATTAGCCTTAACAGCTATTGCTAATCAGTTTGCAACGGAGATGTTTGAAGCACAAGTAGATGCTGACTCTCAAAAAGCAGTAGGAACATTTATAGGTGGTCTGTTAGAAAAAGCATTCGTAGGCGTAACAAATGGTTTAACAAGTCTTAATTCTGGAGTAGATGATCAATTAGAAAGTGATTTTACTGGAAATTTATTAACGCCAGAGTTTGAAGATTTTTAGTAAATAGGAGTAAATAAATAATGTTTGATCAACTTTTAAGCTTGGGAGTAAAAACTGTTTCGTCCCTTTTTGGTGGAAAAGGCACTAGTGGTGGAGGAAGTAACCAAGCCAGTGCAGCAGAAGTAGCTTCTTTAGCTAAAATAGGTTTTGCAAATGAAAGACAAGTTGCAATGCAAGCATCAAGGGATGCAATAAATCTTACAAATAAAAGAGTAAGAAACCCACAAGAAGGTTCAGCAAAAGATGCAAAGTATAAACAACAAATGGCTCAACTTATAAAAGGTATTCAAGACACTAGAGTAAGAGAAGCCATAATACAACAAGCACAAAGACAAGGTCTTATAGATCACCCAAAAATACAAAAAGCTATGTACGATATGGAAAATGAAAAAACAAGAATTAAACCTCAAGAGATAGGCACAGCGTAATGGTTAAAAAAACTCACGATTCCTCTGCTATAGATATACTTGCAAGACCTATTCCTGGGCAGTCGTTAACTGATGCACCGAAAAGCAGACCTTATGAAAAGCCACCTCAAATAACATCTCCTACAGATGCTTTTAAGGTTGTTACTGAATCTCTTGAAGAACCTTCAGCGCACAAAGATATTGTTGAATTGTTAGATGTAGGTATATCTGCAGAAACATTAGCTTCTTCCGTTACTTTAAAAATGTTTTCTGAAGGTGTGTTTACTCCAGACATTGCTGAAATAATCAAACCACCATTGACAGCTTTTATTACAGAGGTAGGAATAGAAGCTGGAGTAGAAGATATTAATGTTGTTAATGATCTTCCAGATAAAGAAAGAACACCGTCAGATAATATTGAAATGATGGCTAACTTAAATCCTGATAAACTTACAAGACAGGCTACACAATTAAACGAAGAAGAAGAAATAGATGAAGCTCTCTTAGGGTTGGAAATACCAGAAGATGAAGAGCCGTCAAGAGAAAGCTTTTTAGATATGGAGGTACAATAACATGGTTGGACCATTAATAGCTGGTATTGCTACAGGTTTCGCACAAGCAAGTCAAAGAAGAGAAGCATCTAACGCTAGAGCTGCTGAATTACTAGCTAAACAACAAGAAGCTCAAAAAGACAGGAATCTTAGGATTGAATTATCTGAAGCTGATATTATAAATAGAACAGAAATTAATCAACAAAATATAGCTTCTAGAAAAGAAATTTCTAAAAATGAACTTAAAGTTAGAACAGACGAAATAAAAGATCGACAAAAACAAGCTGAAGAGAGACAACTTGCTATCATAGGCAACGAAGCTTTAAAAACGATTAGAAAGTTGGCTCAAAATACTTCAGGCGGTAAAGTTAATGTTAATACATTTAGCGCAAAACAAATAGAGGGTTTAAAGAGTATAGGTGTTAATCCTGATACAAATGGTTTTCTTGTTTTTAAACAAGAACGCGAAGCAAATTTACAAGAAAAAGACGACAACCAATCTTTAAAAACGAAAGAAGCTCTTATAAAAGGCTTTATTCATCCTGATCTTGTTGGTAAGCATGTTTTTGAAAGAATATTAAAAGACAAAGGTATGAAAATTACTCCTACAAATATTGCAAATGTAAAAAGTAATTTACTAATAAAATATAAAAAAGATAATGATTTACGAAAAATTGTAGAGATGAAAAAAGCTGATCCAACTGCAGAATCTTACACTGATAAAACTGGTAATCTTAGCTTTTATAAACCACCAAAGTTAAATAATCCTAACAATATACCTGAACTTGCTAATATAGGTGCAATGGACGCTAAAGACAGATCTCGTATACTTAACAATCCAAACAATTCTACAGGACTTTTATATTCTAATTTATTAAAATATGAAACAGCTATTAAAAACGCTGGTAAGGATGGTAAAACAGAATTAAAAAAACAATTACAAAATAAAGCAAAACAACTATTATCAGATTCATATTCAAATTTTAAAAACAGTATGGCTAAATCAGGAAATATTTTTAAAATTGAAAATAATAATGGAAATACATCAATTTTTGAACTTAATGATACAGTTTCTGCGAATTTGCCAAATTTAACAAAATTGTTTACGAATGTTGATCAGAACAACACGCTTACAAATAATAATGCTTCAGTACCGCCAACTAAAAGTATGGAAGATAAAGTTAAGCATGTTGCAAACATAACAGGTTTGTCTCTAGAACAAGCAAAACTTAAATTAAAAAACGGTGATTTAACAGTAAAGAAATACGATCCTGATGGGCTTGTTGTAGATAGTGGAGACTCAAGACCCCCACAAACTACAGTTGATCCTAATGAAAAACCAAAACCACTAATTACTGTGACTACAGTTAACAATGAAAATCAAGTTAAAATAGAACCTCTTCCAGACGATATGATACTTACTGAAGAAGGACCTTTTTCTGAAACACAAATAGAAACATATACAGATGAAAAGGGTAATGAAGAAGTTGTTGCTATGTTTCCTACTCCTAAATTAATGAATACACGCAAGCTAGACAATATTATGTATTATGATGATGCAGTAAATGTTTTTGGTTTAGAATATTTTAACAATAAACCTCCTAAACAATTAGAAGAATACAATAAGATGAAACCTTTGTATCCTTTAATAACAAGAACAATAACTAATCCAGAAGATTCTGAAAATTATAATAAGTTAGCAAGTTTAATTCCTGCTGTTTTTAATTTAAAAAATAAAGACGGAAAAATTAATTCTAATGATGTAAATAGTGCTATAGAACTTTTATCTCAAAAACAAATACTGGACAAATATAAAGGTAAAGCTAGCACTCAAATTATAAACGGTAAAGTTGTAACAATCCGACCTCAGTTACAAAAAGTTTCTTTAAGTGAAATGAATAAAACAGGCAGTGCTTATAATAAAATCAGAATGAAACTAAGGGATATAGATGATAAGCAAATAGAAGTACGTAGCATGTCTGAAAGATATGCAAATAATACTCGTTCTTTAGGAGCTATTGATCTTATTTTAAACCAAATTAAAGATATAGAAGACGGTAACTCTGGAAAAATAGCTGTATTTAAAACTATGTTGGATGAACTTATTGCTGATCCTAACATAGCTTCAAATACAGAATTTGCAAAATCTTTAGGAGCTACTTTACAGACTATTTCTGAAAAAGGATATGAAACTCAAACAGATGCAGCAAGTTTAGGTACTTTAATTGTTCAAAAAACACAAGATTTCTTTAAAGCTTTTGGACTAATATCTGGCAAATTACAGGCTCAACTTAGTAGTGCTAAAGCTTCAATAGGTACTTTTGAGTCAGAGTTTGATAAGGCTAATGATGGAATAACAACATCCAGATTAAAAGAAACTGAACGTTATGTAGCAGAAAAAGTAAAATTATATGATTCTAAAATAAAAACAGCAAACGAAGCAGCTCAAAAAGCTAAAGAGGTAGGGAACTATAAAGAAGTTCTTAAACAACAAGCTATTGCTCATCAACAGTATCTTCTTGCTAAAAATGATATGACTAAAGTTACGTTGACATATACTTTTGCAGGTATGGTTCAAGGAGAGTCAGGAGGTAGAGCTATATCCAACGAAGACTTTGCAATTTTATACAGAGCTTTATGGGGTGGTGCTGGTGGAAATACTGCAAGAGGTTCTTTTGATTCTTTAAATGAAGTACTACGAGATATAGAAATAAGAAATACTATTGCTTTAAAAAATGTAGAATTAAAAGAGAGCGTATCTATCAACAGAGAAATGGTAAAAGTAAGTAGAGCGTTAATGAAACGTAAATACGCTGAACTATACGAAGAGTCTAAAAGTTTTAGTTTATTACGAGAATCTGGAATATCTACAGAAACACCACTTGAACAACAAAATAATAATATGAGTGACAAATTACCGAATATTATTAATAAAATAAATGGTGACAGAACAAGTGGCGATCAAGGTCTTTCCGATGAATCTATAAAAAGGGAAGGTAAAAAATTTAATATAATGTTTGCAAACATTCAAAATAAATTTCCAAACAGAATAGTAAAAGAAGTTTCTGGACAAGGTAATCAAATAATAAGATACGGAGTTAAATTTGAAGATCTTGGTCCTGAACAACAAAAAGATGTTTTTAAAAAAACAGCGAAACTTATAGTCAGTACAATTTATAAAAATAATGCATTAAATAATAGTGTTTTTAATATGTTTAAAAAATATGAATTTAATAATGTTAATTTAGCAGATACTTTAGTAGCTTTTAAACAAGGTACGTATAGAACATCTCCCAATAAAGATAAATATGAAGCATTATTAACAAATGTTATTTCACATATTTATAATACAAAACCAATACCTCCAGTAAAAAATTAATAGGATATACTAATGGGTAAAAATTTTACACCTTTCGATAAAGCTATTAAAGAAACAGATGCTTTTAAATATATAAGTGATCTTTTTGCAGAAGACGAAGAAGATAAGAAAAAAACTTCTGCTAAATTAGATCAACTGGTAAAGGAAGAAGAAGATAAAAATAAAATTCTTCCTGAAAATAAATTTAAAGACGAAATGGATAGCCTTCAAGGTATAACTTATTTTGAGCTACCTAATGGAAGACTAGCTACCAACAGTTCCGACCCTGAAGATAAAAAGAAGATTGAAGAACTAAACACAGACTCTGATATTATGTCTAGGGTAATAGCAAGACAAGAACGAGAAGAACCTGTAGAAACTCAACAATCTGCAGGAGATTTAGGCGATGCAATTCTAGATCTTGATGTTGAAAAAATGTTATTGGGGCCTAGTCCTTTAGATACAGACAAAACAGTAAGTACTCCAGAAAGATTAATTAGAAAAACATCTGAAGAAATAGGAGAAATGTCTACGGCTGTTGTTGCAGGAGGAATAAAAGCAGCAGTTATGTTTCCTCAATTAGCCCAAGGAGTTAACAAATATATACTAGGTACTGGTGAACAACTAGGAAGAGGATTAGGTGGTTTACTAGGTTTTGGTGAAGGAATGGTAGACTACGATAAACTGTCTATGGCTAATACTGGATCTAAAAATATCGCTGAAGCAGCTGAAAAGTTTGAAAAGAGTGCTATGATTTCGTTAGGAGCTAATGATCTTAATATTACTAACAAAATACTTATGTATGTTACAGACTTTGCGGTTCCGTTAAACGCACCTAAAAAATTAGCTAAATTTTATGAAATAGCTGGTGATGTTGCTACAGATATTCGTAAAAGTATAAAAAGTTACGACAAGGAAGGTAATTTAATTGAATCAGGTTTTATGACTACACCTAGAAGTCTTCCAAGTCTTACAGAGTTAAGAGAAATAAAAGAATTAAAAAATGCTCCTGATGCTAAAAAGTATGCGGAAATAAACGAAAGAATATTAAACGACAGAGCTAAATTACTGAATGAAGGTTTAGAAAATATAAACTCTTTTGACAAAGGAGTAGGTAAAGGACTACAAGCATTAAAAAGAGCTATAAGTGGTGAAAAAACTAGAAAATCAGGAATGGCTGCTTCTTATCAAACGATTGGTGGTAAAACAAGATTAGTCAGTACACCTATAATTGAAAACATAGACACAACCGTAAAAGGTTACGAGCAAAGAGCTTTACAAGAAACAATGGGTAAATTAATGCAGGGTCAGTCTGTTATAAGTGCTGGTGCTATTGCAGGTACATGGGATTCTTATTTCGAAGGAACAGAGTATCAAGATTTATCATATTTAATGGCCCTTACGTCTGTAGTTGCTAATCCTACAACAACAATGAAATTATTAGACGTAACCATGAATGCAGTTTTTGCAGGAAAATTAGGTTTGCAAAATTTTAAAGTTCCTTTTGTTTCTTTTAAACAAAGAAATGAGTTAGGATCAGAAATTGATGTTCCGTTAACATTGCCTTCACTTCTTGACGGTATGGGAAGGGCTGTTTCAAATATAACAGCAAAAGAAGGAAAACAAATTAATTATATGGAAAGCACATACGCTAAAAGAGTAAGAGCAATGGCTATGGGTGTTCCGTTTTATAAATTATTTGATGTTAACTCAACTACAAAAAGAGAAGAATTAAATGGATTAACAGATTTAGAAGCTCTTACTACTTTTAGTAAAAAAGAATTTAAAGCTTTAGAAAAATTTTCAGATGATGTTTTAAAATTTTTACCTAAAGAATACTTAGATAGTTATTCTCTTATGGTTAAAAAAGGAACAGACTTAATATCTAAAATACAAAATTCTAAATATGGTGACAAAACAGCAGAATTTAATATAGCTCTAGAACAAATGGTTGCTGGTATTCGTTTAAATGCTTTTTCAGGTATATTAAACGAAGCGCATAAAACAAAAGGTGTTGATTTAGGAAGTGCTGGAAATATTTTAAATCTATTTAGAACACAGCAACAAGAACTACAAGATCAGGTTGGTTATATAAAATCAGCTATGGAACAAATTGTAGGAGGTTTAGGAAAAACTGACAAAGATTTTATGGAGTTAAAAATAGGTGCTGATAAAATTATGGCTAAACTACAGTCTAATGTAAATAATTTTAAGTCAAGCATAGAAATACTATCAAAAGAATCTAATAGTATATCAGGACTACAAAGAAGTTTAGATGTGCGTAAATTAAAAAATGATCCTAAAGATCCTGATAATAGTTTTAATCATTCAGAAAAATTTGGTAATGCAGACACTAGAAAAGAATTTGGAGAAGGAGTTTTTGAACGAGTTGAAGGCGCATACAAACAAGCTGAAGAGGTTAAAACTGCAAAGTTTGATAAGTTAGAAGCAAGATTAGAAGGCACTGAATTAAACGCAAACGACTATATTAAAGGATTAGAAAAATTAAAAAATGAAGATATACAAAATTTTGGAAGTATAGAAAACATACTTAAAAACCCATCTAAGTATAGGGCTTTTGGCAGGTTTTCTCCAAAACAAGAGACTATTAGTTATAAAAACGATATTGATCAGTTTATAGCGTTTACTAGATATAAAGGATTACAAGATTTAAATGAAGAAAGTTTACTTGGAAAAATAGACGATATAATAGATGACTACTCTATAGGTCTTACGTTAAGAACAAATAATGAGTTTCCACATTCAAAGGATAACGGATCTTTTGATCTTGCAGGTACAAGAGCAAACTATGAAGAATATGCTGAAAGTATTGGAATGGCAAAAGAAGATTATTTAAGAGTTCTTCTTTCTAATATGCAGAACAACAGAAAACCAGACTTTTTAGATTTATTTACGCACAAAGCTAATGCTTCTGACATGCATACAATACGTAAAAATCATACATCGTGGTCTTGGAAAAACAGAGGTACTCCAGCATCAACATCTGTATATAATTTAACTAAAAATTTAGACGAAACATTTGAACAACACAATATTCCTGAACTTGCTGAAGCCAATAAACAATACACTGAATTTAAACAAGATTGGCATGAATCTTTTATCGGTAAAAAATTATTAAGAGAAATAGAAGAACTAGATACATCATCTACTATTGATGTAGCAAATACTGAAGATTTATTAATACCTTTTATAAAAGCAAAAAATTCTAAAACGTCTAAAGAATTATTAAATAAGTTATTTGGTAAATATACAGATGAAAATAATAACATTATAAATAGAACCGATTTAGAAGCTAAAATAGCTCAAGACTTAGACGATACGTTTATGGATCAAGTTGTATCTAATAATCTACTAAGTGGTAAAAGCACAGAAAATAGTTTAAAAAAGATACAAGATTTAAGGGCAAACAACCTAATAAGCGAAAAGAATTTTAAACTAGCAGAAAAATATATAGATTTACATAGAGATATATCTAAATATTCTGTTGATGCCAGTTTAGAAAAAGCTAAAAGAAATATAGATAGTAGTCTTAAAAGAGTTACAGACGATCAAATGAACACCATAAAAAAATCTATTGGTGCTGAAGTTGAAAAGATAAAAGATTCAGATAGTCTTATTGAATTTTTAATTCCTAGAAGCGGTGCAAGTACGTATGCAAGAGAAGCTGTGTCTGTTACAGGTGAAAGCAGAGCATTACAAAAAGAATTAGAAGAAGTAGCTGAAAAAAACATTGAGTATATAAGACAGTTTGGTGTTAAGTCTGACATAACACTACAAGATATTACAAAAAGTTTTGAAGATACTTTTGAAACTAAAAATTTAGAAATGATAACAGGAAACAGATTTGATGTTTTTATGAAAGAAGTTTACGGCATTCCAAAAGGAAGTAGGATTGACGATTTAGATAATCTTTCAGACAGTAAGAAAAATTCTTTAAAAACACAAGTAAAAGATTTAAGAGATATTATTGTTAGTACTATAATTAGACGTTCTACTGAAATAGAAAGCACAAGAAAAGCTAATTTAGATTTAGTTAAGCAAGAAAGAACAACATCAATGAAACTTGCTGACAATCTTAGTAAAAATTTATTAAACGAAGGAGCTTTAAAGGGACCTTCAGGTTTTGAGTTAAACACAGATTTTAATATTGCTGAGTTAGGATCTAACTATAAAAATATAGAACAACAACTAAAACAGTTAGATAACATGTTAGGTTCGAATAGAGATACTTTTACAGAAGATCTTCAAGTATTTTTTGATGCCCTTGTAGCTGTAAAGGGTAAAGTTCCTGACACGTTAGCTGATTCAGATCTGTCAAGCGTACCTAAAGGACTGACGTATGCGGCAGCACTATCTAGGGTTTATTCTGGTATGAGGGGAGTAGTTAGTTGGAGATACCTTGCAACAGAACAAATAATACGGGAACAACAAAGAGCTAAACATTTAATGTTTCATAAAATTCTTAGTGATCCTGATTTTGTTAATGATTTATCTTTAATTGTAAATAAAAAAGACCTGCAAAGCAATAAAACATTTGTTAAAAAAGTTAAAGACATAATGCTTGGGCCATCTTTTGCAAGAGCAGTTGTGTATGATCCAGATAGTGAGGATCAAACAAAATACGATCCTACAGACAATGAAATTGTAAATTATTTACGATCTTTCTTCGATCTTAGAGATATACAGGAAGACGGTATACCAGTTCCATTTACAGATATGGCAATACCTGTTCCGTTATTAAACGAGCCAAAAGCAATAACAGAAGGTGATTTAGAGTTTTCTGTTTTATCTGAATCACCTCTAGAATCTATAGAAGGGGTTCCTTTTGGTGGAGTAAGAACAACAAAAACTCCGTCAGTATTTGATAGTATTGATTTTAACAGTATTGACGATATAGAAGAAGGAAAAATAAAAAGTAAAGGTGTATTTGATGATATTCAATTTTAGGAAAAACACATGATAGGAATACTTAGTTCACTACTACCAGTTGCAACTAAAATAATTGATAGGGTTGTACCTGATAAGAATGCTGCACAAAAAGCAAAACTTTCTATGGAGAAAGAGTTAACAACTGCATTCAACAAAGCTAATCTCGCACAAATAGAAACAAATAAAATACAAGCTGCTCACCCTAGTATTTTTGTAAGTGGTGCTAGACCAGCTATTATGTGGATATGTGCTTTTGGATTAGGTTGGCAATTTGTGTTTCAACCAGTAGCTATATGGGGGATGGCTGTTGCAGGATTAGACTTAACACTTCCTATTATAGAAACAGAAGGTCTTATGTCGTTAACTCTTGCATTGTTAGGTTTAGGTGGGATGCGTAGCTTTGAAAAATCTAAAGGTGTCCAAAGGAATAACATGAAATGAAAAATAAACCTTATCCAAAAGGAAGTGTTAGAGATCCAAAAATAATAAAAAGAGGTAAGGTAGGTAAAAAAACAAAATTTATAACAAAAGCAAACAGACCTGTATATGTGACTAAAAGCGGAGAAAATGTTTCTGAAAAGGGAGCTACAATACCTATTGCAGTTGATACAACTACAGGAGAACAAGTTTGGCTTAACGCACCTAGTATTTATGAAGGATATAGTCACACAGAAGACGAAATTATAAACAGGTTTCAAAAAAATTTAATACCTAGAAATGAAATATCATTTCATGGCTCTGCAAAAAAAGGAAAAATTGCTTCTAAAAAAAGAAGTAGTTCTTTAAGAAATAACATGAGAAAATAGTTAAAGTAACTTGGCTATATCTTCTTGATACTTATCTGTTAGTTGCTTCAAACGTTTCATAAAACCATAAATAAGTTCTGTATTCTCGTACTCAGGTAACTTAGAATCCATTGCTTTCTTAAACTCATCAGCGGTAACATGGTCATAAATTAATTCCAAGTTACCGTATTTTTTTAGATGTACACTAACACAAGATAATACTATATCTTCTATACCTTTGTGTGTTTCTTTTTTTACATTCATATATCCACAACTTCGCACACTCCAGCACTGCAAGCAAGTTCTTGAGAAGCTTTAGTGTTGTCCTCTTCTTCGTATTCATCAAACTTTTTCCAATCAATAAACTCAGGCATTTCAGAGGATAGTTTCTTGTACTCTTCTTTCGTACTGTCTTGGTACGGTGCTTGCCTGTAACTGTGGTCAGAAAAAGGCAGGAAGCTGATGCCACTCAAACTGTCAAAATTAGAGTAGCACCAGTTCCCTACCTCAATCCATTCATGCTCTTTAACACTCACCGTAATAGAAGGTTTATGTTCACACCAATGGTCACTAAAACGTTTCCATACGTGTAGTTGCTCCAGAGCCTTCATATCAGTCCTACATATTGCAGCTTCAGGTGATTTGAAAGGAAAGGAAAAAACCACCGTATTGCTAGGACTGTTAAAGTCAGGTTCATTTGGAATGCCTTGATCCATGAGGAAAGCTGATAACGGATCTTTAACATCCCCACGCACAGTTCTGACGTAGTACGGAGCGTGTCGAGCATGAATACCACTAGAAGCGTCAGTTAGCTGGCTGACAGTTCCAGATGGTTTAACACAAGTTGTAGCCGTTGACTGAGGGATGCCAAGGAGACTCGACCACTTCTTGTTAGTTTCTACAACTGTATCGCGTAGTAGTTGTAGTGTCTTTTCGGCATTGGACGCATGTAACACAGCACAGTCCATTATGCCTGTCAAAGATACGCCAAGTAACCGTTCTTCTTCGGTATTGTTCTTCCAGCGTGTTCTAAGATATTTAAAATCTGTAAGTGTAGCTTGTATTGTACCAAGTATAGAAGCAAGTTCTGCTTTCTTACGTAAGGTTTGTAAGGTGTCGTTTGATCTACACACAACTTCAGACAGATTACAAAATTGATTGGGACGCAATATTATTTCACTGCAAGGGTTTGTTCCAAAGTCAGGATGCGCCTCTCTTCTCCCGTTACTGGTAGCTTTGTTCTGAGATGCTACTCTGTTAAATATACCACGTTCACCAGACTTGCTTTCATAAAGTGCAAGCCACTCCTTCATAAACGAAGCTGTGTCAGGAGTTTCCGTATATGCCACAGAGTTATTTGCCAAAGCTCTATGAGGATACATATGCCACCAATCGCCAGATTTAGCAGAACGCATACGATCATCAGTAAGATTACTGAGAGACAAAAGAGCAGAACGCCTGACACCTCCAACAACCACGACTTCGCCAGTTTTACACACAATGTCGTGACATTCGATAGAAGAGAGCTTGCGTCCTTTAGCATTTTTAAACACTCCTATCGTAAAGTTAAACAGGTCTTTCAACGGTTCAGGACCTGATGCTCTACCGCCAAACGTTTTTAATCTTTCTCCTGCAGATCTAACTTTAGAGTAGTCTAACTTAGGCACACGATTAGTATACAAGAAACCTATAAGATCTTTAAAGCTTCTAGCCCAACCTTCCTTAGAGTCAGCAACACTGATAACGTCTTCCGTATCTTCGAACGGTTGATCAGGTATTGTTGGTAGGTTGTTAATGTATTGTCTTTCTACAGAAAAACCTACTCCTGTTCCGTTCATAAGAATATATAATATTTCGTCAAAAGACTTAGGGTTATCTATAGGAACATAAGAACAGTTGTAACCAGCTACGTTTTCTCTTTTTAATGCTGGACCTGCAGTCATAAGAGAACGCATTGAAGGCATTACCTCTAGACCTAGTATAGATTTCTTCAGTAGTTTTATTTGATCGTGATTGCTTATGTCCTTGTCTGTTGTGTATTTAACATGTTCAATCATAAAGTCTAGAAACCTTGTTACTGTTTCGTTCCAAGTTTCCCTACGATTTTCTTCTTCAAGCCATCTAGCATATCTGCTTTTGTGTATAAACTTTTGATAATCTGTTGGCAAATCAATCATCTACTTTTTCCTTTAACTTTTCTAAATACCATAACGCCTTACCTAAATCTTCTTTTGGGTTTCCCTTGTGTTTATATCTTATAACATACTTTAAAGCGTTTCCTTTTAAATAACCAAGAAACTCTATCTTAGTCATAGACATTTCTATCAGATCAATAGCCTCAACGTCAAGCATATTATAATGTGACGGGTTGTTTACTGGATCTTCGTCTTCTTTCTTTTTCTCAATCTTTGTTGCTTCCACCATCATCCTTATCCTCAAAAGAAAATGTTAAAGTTACGTTATCCTTTTCTTCTTCTTCGCTGTTATTTCTGTAACTATCTAGTGATACTACCTTTTGACTTTTTTCAATCTCTTCATTTTCATCCCTAATAGAAGCGATACCTATATCCATAACATGTTCTGTCTCTTTACTGATTAACTCCGTAAGACCCTTACCAAGTATCTGACAAACGTTAGCTTCGCCATCTTCTCTATTAGTCGTTGTGTCCAAACAAAACATAGAAAAAACATTATCACCCATATCCTCATTAAGTTCCAAAACCATATACACTCTGTTAGGCTTGAGAAGATCCTTCTCCGCTTCTAACATTTCGTGAAATTTATCTTCATCCATATCGGTCACTTTAGCCATGCTCTAGGTATTTCTCCTTCGGCATATTTAAACCCATGTTTGTTACACCAATCACCATAATTGTTTTTCGATCCTTTGTAAAGCTTATTTTTACAATTTTGAAAAATAAAACGTATGTCAATGTCTGGATGTTGTTCCTTGATTAACAAATGTTTTGACCTATCTGGTGATGTGAATAAACCCTTAGTTTCTATAAATATGCCATAGTCCTGTAAATAGAAGTCTGGGTTGTATGTTCTTATTTTAGGTACGTATTGTATTTTAGTTTTTTCATACTCGTACTTAATCTTATTGTCTCTAAGAAACCTAGCAAAGTTACTTTCAAAGTTTGATCTAAATCTGTTCAACGGTCTAATCCTAATGGTGTAGGACTATATCTAGCACTAAAACGTAGCATTGTAAAGTTTAAAAACTCAGATACTTTGTTGGAGTTTTCTCTTATCTTTTCAACACTGAACTCATCGTGATCAAAAGACTCTCTACACATTACGGCAACCACTGTAGGATTTAATGCTCGTACTACTTTGTCGTAAGATTTTGTAAATTCACTTTTAAATATTTCCATTTCAGAATCTTTCCAAAAAGAACCTACATCAGTACCGCCATGTTTTTTAAGTATTATTGGAAGAGAATTAGGAAGGTGTCTGAACCTGTCGTTAACATCAGGACTACCTACTTGTTTACGATGGTCAGCGTATATAAACAATACGTTTTTATTTTCTATTAGATCAGCCGACATTAGTTTAAACATAGAAATTATTGGCATTAATCGTCTACCTCTTCTTCTAGCTCTAGGTCACGTTCTCTCATACGTCCGTCTTGAAAGTCATAGAACATTTTAGAACAAAGACCAGTAAGACCTGTAAACCTATTCTTAATAACGCGAACGTATGTTGTGTGCCTTTCTATCTCGTCATCAGCTTGTCCGTTACGTTCCAATCCGATAACAATGTCAGACAGTTGACCAATACTTGCAGATCCTCTGAGATCAGAAAGAGAAGTGCTTAGACCCTCCTCATGCGACCCTTGCATTGGCCTACGTAAATGAGACACAGTAATTAAACATATGTTAAGTTCTTGTACAAGCGTTCTAAGCTTAGTCATACACTCATCAATAGTTTTACGCTCATCAAATGTATGTTCTTGTGAGCTTACAAGTATGCTGATATGATCTAGTATTATATACTTACACTTTGCAGCTTTAACAAAGTATCTTATTCGTGAAAGAATGTTGTCGATGCTGTTAGATCCAAAGTGATCAAAGAAAAAGTATCGTCCCGAACCAATAGTATCGTCATACGCTTTCTTGTATTCTTCGTCTGTATATTCTGTAGACGGTAAGTGTAGTTGTTTACCTATCCACAAACTCATCATTGACTCTGCAGTGGTTCTAACATTCTCCTCCATAAACATCATACCAATATTATCTTCAGTCTGTTCGAATATATGTTCTATGATCTCACGCAGAAAACTACTTTTACCTATGCCTGTTCCAGCACAAACTGTAATAAGTTCTCCCATACGTATGCCGTATGTCATTCTATTTATACCGTCAAAAGGATATGTAACTTCAGTCTTTGCAGGACCTTCTTTTAGTTTATCCCAAAGATCTGTTCCTGCTATGATACCGTCAGGCGTATACCTGTCTGCGTTCCACCACAGCTTCACAAAATCATCGCTTTTATTTTCTATAAGGTAATCGTTAGCATCTTTAAGCTTGAGTGTTACTACTTTAGCTTTAGGTGCTAAGAGTTCAGCTACTTGCTTTGCAGCCTTCCTTCCAGGTCTGTCGCTGTCAAAGCATACAACGATAGTGTCGTAACTCATAAGAAACTCAAAAGATTTCTGTACATCGTTTATAGCACTAGATGCTCCGTTCTTAATAGATACGACAGGCCACTTAGAGTCCATCATTTGATAGGCTGCAAGAGCGTCAAGTTCTCCTTCGCACAACGTTATGTACTTACCGCCTTTTCTACAGTTGTTTTGATTAAACAGTACAGTACTTTCCCAATCACCTGTGGTCATAAAACATTTTTGTTCGTTAGCATAATACTTAATCTTATTAGCTATCCATTCGTTGTCTTCATTGTAATATGGGAAGTATTGTTTAAAACCATCAGAACCTACAGTAACGTTAAAGTCCTCACACGTTTGCTGTGTTATGTTGCGATTAGGTATACTCACAGATTTACCTTTTTCCAACAAACTTGGTTTAACACCTATATGTCGCATAGGTTGTTCCTCTTCTTCGTCATCTTCTAACAACTCATCAACAGGAGGGTGATAAGTGTCGCAAGAAAAACATTTAGTGCTTCCATCGTTGTTAACTGCAAGCGCATTACTGCTTCCGCAATCTGCACATGGTTGATGCGTCTTTTGATATTCCATTGTATTATCCCTTTACTAATTCTGATACAATTCCGTTTGTAAATATAGATAAAGCCACACTGTTTACAACAATTAAAGCTCTATCGTTCCACACTATAGAGACATACAGCCATCCAAGTAATCCTACAAAGTGTACATATAGATTATAAGGGAAGATGTTTTGGCTTGTCAAGATCATACCAAGCATCAGCACTATAGACGATGCCCACTTAACGTACCAAGTTAAATCTCTTTCCTTTTGCTCTGTCATTACACTATGAGTTCCTCAACTTTCGGCTCTTTTTCTACATGTGTAAAATATTCTTTACCTTGTGCGTAAAGAAATACTCTTAAACCATCCCCATCGTTTGCGTCTTTCCAACAATCAAACTTATACTCGCAGAAGACGCAGTTCTTATCGATAACGCGATTACCTGACGAACCTTGTGGTTTATCATCATAACATCTTTCTGGGGCATCTTTATCTTTTACAAGTTTCTTTAAATGTTTAACCCTATCCTCTACATCTATCATGGTTAGTTCGTCAATCTCTGTAAGAACCATGTCAGCGTTGCTTTTATCATACGCCCAAAAATAGCCGTTATCTCCTCCTTCTGCTTGAACGTAACCACTTAACTGAGCTATGTACCCAAAAGGATCTTCGTGTATAAGGTTATTCTCTTTAAATTTTTTAAATCCAAAACTGGAAGCAGACTTAACATCTACTAGGACATCGTCTATCTTGCAATCTATATGTCCTTTTATTCCTCCGACCACGACTTCTTTCTGTCGGTCTGTTACTCTATGTCCAGCTTCTTGCGCCAACAATAAAAGAAAAGACTCTACAAGATTACCAAAGAAAAATCTTAGTTTGTCTTGTCCCGACAACTCTTCTCTTTTAAGATCGCTGTTAAATTCGTACCAAAGCTTACGATCTTTTCTTCCAATAGAAGACATACGTAATCTTGGACTACCATCTCGTTTTTCTCCAGATAAGAATATACCTATATCCTCACGTAAAGCGTTGAAAAATTCTTTTAAATGTTTCTCATCAACACCTTGTTTTTTACCTTCCATAAGAAGATTGTGTATGTCTGGTATTAATGTTTCAATGCTTTTTTTCATTATAATATATCTTTCGTTGAAAGAAAAGTTATGCTAGTAGCCCCGTCCCTCGCTCTAGCACCGATAGCTCCTATCCACTACCCCTACCTACTTTTACGAAATGAAGATTTAAAGTTCTTCGTCTTCGACATCAAACGGAATGTCATCTAGCTCTTCAGGTTCTAATACATCGCCACCTGCACCTGCATAGGCTTCCAGTTGCAATACCATTACAGAGTTAAGGTTAGCACTCTTACCTGATTTGCCTTTAAACGTCCAATCAAAAGGGTTGATGGACACTTTAATCTTAGAACCATTACCGATAAGCACAGTTCCATCCATAGGTGTTCCAAGATTATCTACTACCTTCGGTCTGTACTTACTAGCTTTTGCTGTAATATACATACCTTGGTCTTCTTTATTGCCTTCGCCCTTCTTAACTGAAAGACCTACTTTCTCCAGCGTCTTGATTGTTTCCTTGTCAAGATTGCATATATCAACTTGATACTTTCCCGACATTTCATTTACATCAAAAACTGAAGCCCACTTCGCTGTTCCACGTACTATCATAGATTTTCTCCTATTATCTATTTTTAAGGTTTAAGCAGTCTACACTGCTTGTTTTACGCTGTCAACATCTTTTTTCCAATGAAGAATATTGTCAACGTTTTCGATGATGTCACTCATCAAAACTTTACTGATTACATCTTTCCTACCGTTTCGTTGTATACACTTATAGATTGCATCGGTAGAATTTTTAACAAAAAAAGGTGCAACTGCTTTCTCGCAGAATTTTGCTAGACCTACTCTGGGTATTAAAACAAAATCATCTTCTCTCTCAAAAGCTATTTTGTCAGCTTCACCATATAGCCAACCATTTCTTCCTTGAACGTTATGAAACTCTATCCACACCAACTCATCGTTGTAAGAAGAATCAGATCTTGTTGACTTCTTACGAGCTTTTACATCTACTGTAAAACAATCTATACCTTTAGAGTGCTGTAAGTAAAAGTCTATGTGTTTAGCCATGTTGTCGTAATTGGAAGATTGCGTAACTTCATATCCACTATCTATTGCCAACTCTTCAAACCTGTCTTCTGCTTTTTTACCATGTTTTTCTTCTAGTGCGTACTTGCCCATGTCTTACCTACTTTCGCGTCTGCGTTAAGTTCTAATCTTACATTAAGAATTTTTCCAGTTTCTTGCATCATTTTGTCAGCACCTAAAACGATTTCATCTACATCGCTGTTAGCTACCTCGTACTGTAATTCGTCATGTATAGTGTTCACAAGATTAGCATCTAACTTGTTAGCCTTAATATAACGGTGCATACATATGCTCCATTGTTTACAAACTATTGCTCCAGCACCTTGTAATAAAGTATTCAAAGATGCATGTTGATGTCTTATAAATATTCTTCTACCATCTAGCCCCCTTACGTTGCCTTTTTCGCACACACGTTGTACCTTGTTAATTAATCTGTTTAGAGATGGCATGTTATACAGGAATTGTTTTTTAAGCTGTGCGCCATCTCTTGCTGTACCGTTTACTACAGTACCTAGTTTCTCTGCTCCAGCACCATATAAGAATGCATATATAAAAGTCTTAGCTTGCGCTCTTGTAGTAAGACCTGCAGCTTCTTGATTTGCAGTATGTGGATCACCATGTAACACAATGTCAATGTATTCTGGATCATTCATATAGTGTGCTAACATCCTAAGTTCAAGACCTTTAGCATCCATACCTACTAAACTATAATTGTCAGTGTCACCTACAGTAAAACATTCTCTGCACTGAACGCCATAAGGTTTTTCAGATGATACGACATTCGCCATGTTGGGATCAGCGTGTGTCATGCGACCTGTTACCGCACCCATTGTAAAGACCTTACCATGTATGCGATTGTCAGCTTCACAAAACTTCAGCCATCCCTCTACAGTCTTCCAACGTGACTCCAACATCTTCCACTCTGCAAGTTTCTTTGCTGACGCTGGAGCATTGTCAGATATTGTTTCAAGATTACGTTCACATATTTTAGGGGAGCCTTTAGGCGTAAACAATACAGGCTTCCAACCACAAGAGTTCAATCTCTCAATAATCTGTTTCGGGCTTCCTAGATTAAAAGGTTCGTACTTAAACAATGAGAAGCTACCGCCTACAACATTACAAGCATTGTCAATATCTCTGAGACCAACACTAGATAACGTACCGTCCTTTTTGATCTTAGGTGTTACCTCTCTAATAAGTTTAGCTTTAGGTTTAAACTCAAGCTTAATCTCCTGTTCTATAGATTTAGCTCTAGTGTATGTCTCCTGATACAGTTTGCTTGCTTTGTCAGTATCTAAATAGAAACCATGTTCCTTCTGCTTGTTTATTACATGTGCAATGTTATGCTCTAAGTCTATAGATTCTCTAGAGAAACTCCTACCTTCTTGTTTTAAATGTATGTATAGTTTTTCTGTAAGCTTTACGTCCTGTTTACAATACTCAATCATATTGTCAGACAATCCTTCAAAATTGTCAAACGATAACTTATAGAACGCAAGACGTTTACCCCAAGAACCTAACGAATGTCCACCCTCTCTTTCTGGATTGAATAGACGCGACATAATAAGAGTGTCACGTATCTGTGGTAGTTTTATACCAGTGCGCCACAGTCTGTTAAGAACTGGTATATCGAACTCTATGCCATTGTGTGTTACTAGTATATCGTCTTGTGTTATAAACGATAGATGTTCTGGTTTAGTTGCAACAACCCATTCATCATGGTTTAATGTTTTAACACAAACACACCAGATAACCTTTGCGTCAAGGCTATCTGTCTCTATATCGAGAATGTATGTTGTCATCAATCTTTCCTTTGTGCTACGCATATTGTGTCATTGTGTATACCGCCATGAGTTACTAACATAATCTCTTCGTAAGTAAAACCTTTTTTTCCAACACCCATACTATTCCATCCAAAAGACAAAACAATACCTCCTGTTTTAACTAATGGTCTAATACGATCTTTCAGCTTAGTATAGAATGTAGATTGAGTATCTTGTTGCGTTGCTTTAATACCAACCTCAGTAAAACATTCACTAATCTGTCTAACACTGTATGGTGGATCATATATAACAACATCTGCTTTAATGTTACTTTCTAATAAGTGATCTAAGAAGTCTTCTGCCTTCATATGAAATTGAGCAGACGTATTAGGATTAAGATCGTTCGTTATTGTTCCTAGTTTACAATTTCTTGCAAACGGATCAACAACAGCAAGACTTCCAGCCGTCCTATAATCAAAATCATGGTAATCTTCACCACAAACTGATTTTATCCAATCCTCCATAAACAATCTAATTGGTTTTATTTCTGAACATGCTTTGTTAGGCATTGCGAATGTTTGGCTGAAGTTCGTCATATTTTCCCTTTCAAAATAATTAATATTATGTAGTTGACATCCAAATTGTTATTCTTTATAGTTGCTTTGAATTTGTGTTGTCAAGCATTTTTATTTGAAAAGGAAAAATAATGTCAGATTTTAAAAAATTATTTGTAGGCCATGTCGGTAATCGTTTCTTTAGCGTCAAGTTTAAAAAGCAAAACGGTGCTGATAGAATACTAACAGGCCGTTTAGGTGTAACAAAACATCTTAAAGGTGGTTCTAGATCCGCAACAAACGACAAGTATCTCATTGTATGGGAATCAGCAACAAAAGGTTATCGGTACGTTAACATCGATACGTTGCAGTGGATAAAATGTCGTGGTATAAAAATGGATGTAGCAGTATGAACATATTTTATTTATCAGATTGTCCAGAACAATCGGCAAAAGATCATTGTGATAAACACGTTGTCAAGATGATATTAGAGACCGCTCAGTTACTATCTACAGCACATCGTGTGTTAGATGGTGACGAGTTTGCAGATACTGGAGGTCTGTATAAGACAGTGCATAAAAATCATCCATCTGCTAAGTGGGTTAGAGCGTCAGGAACTAACTACAAATGGGCTTTAAATTTGTTTAGGTATTTAAATAAAGAGTACGTAAGACGGTATAAGAAAACACATAAGTCTTTTACGTTAATGCAGATGCTTGCTGTATTACCACGCAACATACCTTTTGCTAGGTTTGTAGAGCCTCCGCAGTGTATGCCAGATCATTACAAACACGACAATACTATAACAGCATATCGTAACTACTACAAAGGTGATAAGCGTAGGTTTGCAAAGTGGTCTTACAGTGATAAACCCTCTTGGTGGACGGAGTTAAGCTATGACTATTAGTAAAAAATCAGTACGACCTTATAACGAAGAAGCCTGTATACAATCACATAAGGCTGTTCTAGACGCAATACGAGATCTTACACGAAAACATCCAAAAGATACTCAAATCATCTTGCATGGGGCTTTACACGCTGTATTCAGCGAAATTTTAGTAGAGTCTCCCTCTGGTATGCATACAGTCAGCTTTATCTTGAACCAGCTATCTAATATGATGGACGAAGCTATCGTTACCAGCGAACAAGAACTACAAGACGAGTTGTTAGATGAAGCTTTAGACGATGACGAGGAGACAATGCACTGATGACTTACACGCCCTTACCAGACAACGTTACAATAAAGAAAAGCAAAATACATGGTCTAGGTTTATTTGCAAAAAACAATATACCCAAAGACACAAAATTAGGGTTAACACATATATTTATAGGTGAAGAGATAGTAAGAACACCTCTTGGTGGTTTTTATAACCACAGTGATGACCCTAATTGCTCAACGTATTATCCGCTTGATGACCTATTTCTTGTAACAGATAGACTTTGTTTAAGAACCATCAAAGACATACAAAAAGGTGAGGAGATAACAGTTAAGTACACTCTTTACAGTGTAGATGTATAACGTTAGACAGATAGAACGTAAGGATGCATTAGATAGAATATTACACGTTCACTACTTACATCGCGTACCTTCTATAAGTTTTACCTTTGGTTTGTTTTTACACGAAGATCTTGTCGGCACTATTACCTATGGATCACCAGCATCAGGACCTTTGTGTAGAGGAGTATGTGGTGAAGAGTTTAAAAATAAAGTGTTAGAACTCAATAGGTTAGTGCTTGATAACAACATAAAGAACGAAGCTTCCATGTTAATAGCTGGATCTTTGAAGTTGTTACCTCAACCTAGAATAGTTGTATCCTATGCAGATACAGCGCAAGATCATAAGGGTATTGTCTATCAAGCTACTAACTGGTTGTATACTGGTTGCACTAAAGCAAGAACAGACATGAGAGCTAAAGGCGGTAAACATCCTAGACACCATGCTGGAGACAGAACTGACAGAGTGTTTAGAAGTAGTAAGCATCGTTATGTTACATTTGTAGGTAACAAGAAAGAACGTAAGACTTTAAGAAAACATTTAAACTATGGTGTAATGGAGTACCCTAAATAATGGCTGATGGATGGAATACGTGGACTTGTACTAATTGTGGTTGTGTACATTGGGATGACTTAAAACCTATTTCGTGTATTATGTGCAACCACGATGAGTTTGTAGAGAACCCAGATCAATACTACGAAACTAAAAAGGAAAAAAATGCCAAGAAGAATGACATGTAAACTTTGTAGTATAAGATTATATTACAAGAAAAACAAACCCAACAAACCTAAAGTAATGCCTTGCAATGTGAAGAGTTGTCCGTATGAAATTGTCAGCCCTTAAAACAAAATTGTCAGCC